ACCGTTGTTGTTGCCGGTAGTCATTTCGTTCCGGCCAGTCCACGTGGTCTGAAGCGTGGCGATAGCACCAGTAGCGACAGAAATGGTCCAGTCAGACAACTTCATGCCGCTGTAAGTAAACGGGTTGGCTGAAGACCCGTCAACGCTCGGAACACCCTTTTGAATGGCCATCGAAGACCCAAGCATGGTGCCCGGAGCATGCGTAGCCGAATACGCGCCGGTAGTCGCATCCTCAGTCAGAGTCGCCGCGGACTCGCCATGCGAACCGAACATCATCCACAGCAGCTGATTCAGGTACCGCGTCGGCAGGTCCATCGTGATTCCGCCGCTAACACTGTAGTTAGTCAGCACACGACGAGCCGAACGGTTGTGAAGGCCGCCAGCGTGCAAGCCCTTACCCTGAACAATAGTCTTCTTCAGCTCAAGCGATTCAGTGTTGAACTCGTAAGGCTGCGCAGCAGACAGTGAAGGCGTAACACCAAAAGTGGTTTCAGGCACCATAAGAATCTGGGCGCCAATACCGGAGTTAACGAAAACAGCCACGGTTGGCAGTCCCCTTAGGTAAGTGAAGTGACCCGCTGCTGGCAGCGAATACTGAAGTCAAGAGTTGAGCCACCCTGACCAGTTCCGTCAGTGGCAGAGGTGATGTGAAAGTTCCCGACTTCCGCGAACCGCACAGTCGAGTTAAGCGTTGGGTTGTTCGCTATCGCCTGAGAGAAGGCAACGAAGTTAGTCATCAGGCTTGTAAGCTGAGCCCCGAAATCAGGAACGCCACCGTAGTAATAGACCAGCGTGCAGACAAACGCGAAAGACTCTTCACGCCGGAACGCAGGTCCAAGCTCAGCTACCTTCTGATCTCCGGTAATTTCAGTGATCATAAACGTAAGCGGTGCTGTGTACTTGGGAAGATTCTCACCGTAGTAAACGGTTGTGTCCGCAGGAAGCGCAGCAGTTGCTATTGCTAGCGCCTGTATGAGTGCGCTAGGGATCGCAGAGCCGGAAGGAAGGTTTGTCATCCGACGATCGGCCGCCTGCGATCAGGCTTAAGCATCTCGAGAATTTCCACCGGAACACCCATGTTTACCGAAGTGTCGCCGGTAGACCTTGTAAAGTCCTGATCAATAACCGCGTTCGGGTTGAACGCCGCTGAGTCCTGGTCACCAGCGCGAAGCTGTGATACGCGGTACCAGTGAGCCACAAGCTCGCAGAATGCGAGCACCGCGTTATCCGGCATGACCTCACGGCCAACCACGTAATCAATCCGGATGTTGTTGCGGCCGGCAACGAAAGGAACGAGAACGTTTCCCTGAGCGCGACGGGTCACCAGGCCTTCAGCCGGAATGTCTAGCGAATAAGCCCACAAGCTCAGAGCAGGAATCGAGTTGACTTCCTGATCGTCTAGCTCCCAGTCGTAATAGCCCCAGCCCTCTTCGACGTTCTGAACGTAAAGAACGGGAAGCTCACGAAGCCAGATCTCGCACTTTCCGCCGTCATGGCGTTCCATACTGACAGTCTTCGAAACGATGTGACCTAGTTCCTTCTCGATCACCTTTTGTGCAGCGGCCATCTGAATTTGGATCGTCGCATCATCAGCACTCGACTGCGTAGGGTTGGGCATCCGGAGGTACTGGCGAATCTGAGAAATGGTAGCTATAGCAGTGATCGCCACTTCTAATACCCCCTGTAAGGCCCGGAGAAGGGCGTAGAAGGGCTAGGGCACTGAGGTGAGGCGATTACCCCAGTGCCCTAGCTTTAGTGGCTTAGATCAGCTGGTGAACGGCTTAACGACCACCGCGGCGCGAAGGTCATTCGCCCGGATGTCAAACCGCATGTACCCGATGAAACCGATCTGAAGGTAATCCGCGTAACGCTCAGACAGCCGCAGAAGGCCAGACTGAGTAACAGTGCGGCACACCATCGCGGACGGCAGATGGCCGAACATCGGGCCGCCAGCAGTAGAAGCCGCCAGGTTCGGAATGTTGTTGTCCACAACCACCGGGAAGCCGTACAGTGCGTCGTTCCCGCCAACCTGAACATTGGGGTTCCACAGCGGGTGACCGTAGGAGTCAACAACACTGCGCATGTTGATGCCCTGCATGTCATTCAGGTAGAACTTCGAACCCAGCGCGCGGTAAGCAGGGTCAACCGAAGCAATCATTCCCAGGATCGTCTGGAAAGACAGCACGTTGCCAGCAAGCTCTGTGGTCGAACCACCCAGCGTGGTAACCGAGTTAGCAGTCTTCAGGGTGAGGTAACCGCCAGTCTGGGCGATAGTTCCGCCCACAACACCCGCAGCACCCTTAGCGCCCAGGGCAGTAACAACGCCCAGGGGCTGAGACGAGCCAGTACCCGCAATAGCCGCGTTAGCCTTCGCGCGGCCAAGCGACTCGCCCACGCGCGCCGAAATGAACCCGTCAATGTCAAACGCCGAGTCGTTCGCAAGCTGGAAAGACACCAGCTGCGCGCCACTGGTATACATGTACGCGCCAAGAGTGCCCTGACCAAAGGTGTAGTCAACAGCGGAAACCTGGGTGTTCTCAGACAGCAGCGTGCCAACAGTAGAGGTCGGGTCAACAGTCGCCCAAACCATGCTCTGGCCAGACTCGGTATCAAGCTGCGTGAAGTCGTTAGCGATACCGCCAAAGGCCTTCAGCGCGACCTGAAGCCGCTGCCACCAGCCCGGAGGCACCAAATAACCACCCGCGGAGTTAGTCGCTTCACCCGCAGCACGAAGCTCAGTGCCAACCTGGCCGTTACGCAGGTAAGTGCGGAACTGTGAGTCAACCGCATCAGCTTCCGGGGTCTCCGGAACCGCGGAAACGCTGGCAGCCGCCAGGGCGCGAGCCTCCGCGTAAACCTTGATCTCCGCATCCTTCGCGGTAATGTCCGCGTTACGGGCATCAAAGTCAGCCTGATCCTCAACAGACAGCCGCTCACCACGAGTCAGCTTCTCAAGAATCGGCTTCATGCCTTCGAACGCCGCCGCCCTCTCTTCAAGAACAAGGCGCTCAGCAGTGTAAGTCATTTACGTATTACCTATTCCGGTAGATGTTCGCCAGCGCTGCGAGGTTCGCAAGGTGGCGGGTGTCTTCCGGAGTGGTCGTTGCCGGCTCCGTAGAACGGCCTAGGCCGTCGAAAGTCTGCGGACTTGAATCCGCGATAGTGTGCTGTGCAGCAGCGCCAGTAACAGGCACTGATTCGCCTGCAACGTCCTGATCAGAATCCGCATTAGATCCCGCATCAGTGCCCGGAGGCATCGCGCCAAGATGCATAGCAAGGTGATCACGTGCAAGCGACAAAGACTGAACAACCGTGGCGATAGCCGGCGGAAGCTGGTCTGTTGCGCCATCAAGATCTGAAAGCGCAGAGTCAAGAAGTGCAGCGGAAATGCCAACATGATTGACGCCCAGGCCCGTATCGTCCGTGCCGTAACCATCATCACGGACTTCAGGCTTAATGCCGCGGGCAGCCGAGATAGCGTCACGAGCAGAGAACGTCGTGGTCTCATAGGCGGGAAACGTCACGGCCGAGACTTCGTGAAGCCGGACTTCCTGAATGGTGCGCTTCGTCCCAACGTTCTCATTGGATGCGCGGCCCTGATCATCCTGCCAAGCATCCTTAATGACCTCAAAGCCAAAAGACATGCCTTTAACGACTTTGGCACGAGTCAGCTTCAGAAGATCCTGACCATACGACGTGTCAACCGGAGTCGCGCTAGCCTTAAGACCCGAAGTCGGGTCTTCCCTGAGATCAAGGTTTCCAGCACTTGTGCGAGCCAGCGGCATATCAGTGTTATGGTTGAACAGGAAAACGATATCGCGTTCCTGAAGTGTCTTCTTGAATGCGCCAGGCGCGATCGATTCGCGGAAACCTCCGCGCTTCGGATCGCCAATAACGGTTTCCACACCAAAAGGTGTGACAAGCCCGCTAACGCTGCCATCGGTCTCTTGAACGCCACCCGCAGCGGTCCGATACTCGATCACTTCTTATTGTCCTTTGTATCGTCCGTAGCAGGATCGCCCGGGGTTACAGGGTCTGCATTTGGTGCGGTAACCGCATTCTGAGCACCAGCGGTATTGCCGGGCATCATCGGTCCGTCAGCAAGCGCGCCATTCATTGACTGAGGCTCTAGAGGCTGGTCAAGACCAGCAATAGGCTTCATGCGTTCCTTAATGCGAGCCTCATTGCGAGTCATCCAGCCCCAGCCAATCGCTTGGCCCCAAGACTGGTAACGCTCCATCGTGGAACCACGCATAAGCCGGTCAAGATCGAACTCAGCTATACGGCCACGCGGCATAAACTCACGGCTGAAACGCTGCTCAGTACGATCCGTGTAAGACCGCAGAGTCATAGCAACAAAACCTTGCCACTGCTGCTCAATGCCCGTTCCCCATGAAGTCTGCTCAGAAATCATGAAGGAAGGAATGCCGAACATCTTGGCAACCTCTGATGCCTGCCACTGCCTGGACTCTAGGAACTGAAGGGCATCAGGTGCGATAGTGATCGGAGTAAAGTCGGTCTCAGAGTCGAGAACTGCGACAGTGCCAGCGTTGTTAACGCCACCATGACTAGAAGCCCACTGGTGTTTGATCGCATCAGCCTGAGACTGATTAGCAAGGGGAACCTTAACCTTGATGATTCCGCCAAGCTGCTGCCCCGACGAGTAAAACCGCCCCGCTAGTCTGTCCGCGGCTATCGTGGTGCCGAACATCTGAGCTGAGTAAATGATCGGACTGACACCCTTAAGGCCGTCATACCCTAGGCCCGGAACATGAAATACGGTGTCTTCGTGCAGATCCTCATACAGCCCGATATTCGGCTGTGAAGGATTGGTGATCGGTTCGCCAGCATCATCACGGAGCTTAACGCGAAACGTCTTAACGCCTTTAACGCGAAGGATCGTCACATCGCCCGGAAAGATAGGCTGAAGGTCAATCAGCTTCGAACCCTGAAAGACCTTCTTAGCGCAGAAGTTTCCCCAGCCGGAAAGATGCGCAGCAAGAATCTCAATAATCTCAAAGGCTGTATATGAAACTAGGTTGTCTAGGATATCCCAGCGTTCCGCATTGCCTTTGCTGTCAATCTCTTCTACTGTGCAACTAGCCATCACAGTAGAGATAATGGCCATACAGCGGTAAGCCGTAGGGAGCGCAAGACCTTTAACAGGATCAACTGACACACCAGCGTCTGTGTACCCGCCACCCAGCACGCCATCAAGGGCTAGGGACGACAACGGCATAGAAGGCCGCTCGAACGGCTGGTAAGTCGGATCACCGTAGAAGCTCCGTGTATCGGAGCGAAAAAACGTCATCTAACTTCCAAGGCTGCAAACACGAGTATTCCGCCGAAAATCCACGCTGCTGGCGGGTAAATCATCGAAATACCGTGCAAAACAGCGATAAACGCGAGGATTTGATAGCCAGTCTTGCGCTTACCAGACGAACCGAATATTCTGGACAGCAACGCCTTTGAAGAACCCAGTAGTGTCCTGAGTGAGCCAGAAGGCCGCTCGGTCAACCGCTTGAAGCGTGGCGATAGCGAGGTCAATTTTTCTCTGACTATTGCGAGCATCTTTGACAAGACGGCTTCCCCTTTCATCGGTCTTGATCTGGGCATGACCCAGATGACGCGCTAGTCTGGGGTCGCCAAAATGGCGTATCTTATGATTCTGGATAAGCTCATACATGCGCTGAGTTGCAGGACCCATACGCGAAGCTGTCTGCGGGTAAGCAACAAACAGTTCTTCGCCGTCAGCGCGCTTGATCTCTTCTGACAGCTCGTCAAAAGCGTCTTGCCAGAGATATTCGTCATAGGCGACTTCAACGACGTTCATGTCTTTGCAGGCCTGACGGATGCAGTCTTTAACTTCGCCGCGGGGAACTCGCCAGTCAACGGCTTTATCGTCAGGGCGTTCCCACAACCCGAGAACCTTTACCTTCGGTTCATGCTCAATGGTTACGGCCACCAGCGCCGTAGTGTCTCCGCTGCGACTGCCGTCGAACCCCAGCACCACGCCACGTGCAGGCACAACCCAGTCATCATCAGAAAGGACTGCACACTTATCCCACCAGCCGTCAGGAAGCCAGGCGCGCGAAGAATCAACCCACATGTTCAAGCGCTTAGTCTTGAAATCGTTAAGCGTGCCCTTGGCAACAGCTTGCTTGTAATTGGCCTCAAAGTCTTCAGGGTCCAACAGATCGTTGTATCCTGGGTTCGCTTTCTCCCAGGTTGCAGGAGACGAAGCATCATCAGCTTCTGAAGCGCCCCACCAGGCCATGAAGAACGAAGGGTCGGTCTGAACGCCGCGGGCTACATCTTGCCCGTACTTGTAAAGGCGGTAGCAGATCGATTCGTTACCAGTCTGATCAGTCTTGACACCCGCGGTCGTGATCATGATCATCAACGGGTCAACACGAGCACCAAACGCGTTAGACATCACGTCGTAAAGCTCGTCGTTCGGCTGAGCGTGAAGCTCGTCAAACAAGACGGCAGAAGGGTTCAGGCCTTCTTTCGTGAAGGCTTCGGACGACAACGCACGGTAGATGCTGCCAGTCTCTTTGACCTCAAGCACATCGCGGAAGACTGTGACGATCTTGGAGAGCTGGGGATCTAGCTCCACCATGCGCTTAGCGACACCGAACACGATGCGCGCTTGCTCTTTGTCCGCAGCGGCCGAGTAAACCTCAGCGCCATCCCCGGCCCAGAGAAGACCGTACAAGCCATGACCAGAGCCCACAGCGGACTTACCGTTCTTACGCGGTAGGCCTATCAGTGCGCGCCTGTGGCGTCTGCGGCCATCTTCACGCCGCGCGTACAGCATCGCGTTCAGGTTGACTTGCCACGGCCTGAGCTGAAGAAGATCCCCGCTGCGACCACCCAAGGATTCCTTAGTGATACGGCATCGCTGCTCGAAGAACTGCCGGACCGCTGGACCTTCGCCCCTGAGAACATCAGCCTTCGGAGGCGTAGTGATGTAAAGCGGAGGGGACGCCAAAAGAATCTGCCGATCTAGGTTGACAACGGTACTAGACGTGAGTTAACCTACGGATATGAACTCGATCAACGCAGCAACCATGAAGGCCCATCGAGCCAAGTGGTTCGTTTACGCGGGCGGACAGAAGATGCCGCGGTCCGCCACTATGCGGGGCCAATGGGGTTACGATGTGGAATGCTCGTGCGGCTGGAAAACTCGCACGGGAGGAGCTGTCAAGCGCTACGTTGATTACGAACTGTTCGCGCACAGATTCGAGAACCAGAAGTAAGGCTTGAGCCCCTGGGAAACTAGGGGCTTTTTGCGTTGCTGGCGACATCAGAGGATTGTCCGGGGATTTCCCTAGGTCGCGATGTCGCCTA